TTCTTACGCTGATAGACCAGGGCCTGGCCGGCGCCCGGCGTGATAAACGCCAGGCGGGCCGCCTCGGCCGTCGTGTCGATGCTGTGGAGCGCCGCCTGGACCGCCGCCGCCTTCAGCGCGTCCAGCTCCGGCGCCGGCTTCAACGCCTTGTCGGGATACGTCACCTCGCAGGCCTCGGCGGTCAATGCCTCCGCCGCCTCGCCGGCGTCGTACAGGCGCCGGTCCACCGCTTCCTCGATCAGCTGCGCGGCACCCATCGCGCGGCGCTCGGCCTCGGTCAGGTCCGACAGGCGGATCAGCGTCCCGTCCGTTTCCTTGCGGATGACGGCATCCTGCAACACGCCGGCCCGCGGCAGGCCGTAGCCGCCCTGTCCGTCCGGGGTCAGTTTTGTCAGTCTCATGGGTCAGTTCTCCTTTAAGTCGTCAGGAAGGCGCGCGGCTGCATGGACCGCCGCACGCCCACAGGGGTTTCGATCACGGCGGTCCAGGCCTTGGCGAGACCCGCGCCGGCCTGCGGCGTGAAGCCGGTGCCGTGGAACCGGATGACGGAGCCGTCGTGGCTGTGGTCGTAGGGCGTGCCGTCCCAGGTCACGCTGGCCGGCGTCCCGCCGGTGTAGACGAAGTCGCCCTCGTCATTGGTACCGGCGGTGACGGTGCCGCCCGGGGGAAGGTTCGCCGTGTTGAGAGCCTTAAACCCGGCCGGCGGGGTATAGGTAAACCCAAGCTGGCCGAAATCGGCCTTCAGCACCTGACCGCTGTAAACCCCGCTCAGGAAGAACAGGGGCTTGGCCGTGCTGATGACGCCGGTGGGGTTCGCGCCGGTCGCGGGATTGCCCGTCGTCCCGCCGCCGCTGTCGTACCAGACGTCGTCGACGCCGATCCAGAATTCGCCCGTATCGGCGTCATAGGCCACCTGAAGAATGTCGCCGTTGGCGATTGTCGGCGCCGCGACCGCCGTGGTCTCGTCATAAATGGTGAGCGTCGTCGAAGACGCATGCCCGCCCCAACTGCCGGCGGCGCCAAAGGAACCGGAGGCGAAGTCCACCTCGGCGATGCCGAACATCCACAGGCCGGACCCGCCGACGGTGTCCATTTCCGCTTCGGCGTACCACTTGTCTTTCGCCGGCAGGGCGATGGTGGACTTGAAGGTGCCCTGCACCGTCGTCGTACCGGCCGCGTCGAGATTGCCGTTGGAAAACGTGACGACGTCCGCGCTAAGCGTCAAAGGCTCGAATGCCGCGTGGCACCCTGCCGCGCCGCCCTTGCCGTCAGTCGGGCTATGACCAAGCCGCTGCACCGGCTTCGCGTAGCCGGCCGCCGCCGCCATGTCGTTGCCGTTGCCGCTGCTGTCCTCGCCGGTGTCGGCGGCGTTGGCGAAGTTCAGCAGGAACCCGTTCGCGCCATAGTCCGCGATGGCCAAGGGCTTGGGCACCATCACGCCGCGCCGGCGCAGCGTGTCCGCCGGCGTGATCGACGGATCGCCAAACACCATCAGGGTGCGGGCTAGGTTGCCGTGCAGGCGGTGATGGGTCGGTGCCCACAGGCCCACGTTCTGCGGGATGTTGTGAGAGAAGAACCCCGCGTCCGCGCCGACGCTGAAGGAGCTGAAGGCTGAAACCTCCTCGCCGTTGATCCAGCACCGAAGGTCCGTGCCCACGCGCCGGACGGCGACGTGCTGCCACAGCGTCGTGTCCGTCAGCTTCGCGACAGTGGAGAAATTGCATTTCGTGCTGCTGCCCACGACCAACTGATAGACCAGGTTGCCGCTCAGACTTAGAAAGATGACCTCGAAGTCGGTGCTGTCGTTACCGGCCTGGACGAGCGCGCGGTGCTGATCCCCCGGCGGCACGGCGATCTTCGTCATCTGAACCCACGTCTCGAAATAAAACGTGTCGCGATGCTCGCTGACCGCCGGCGTGAACGTCAGGGCGTGGCCGCCGTCGAAGTTCGCCGCCTGCGGAAGGATCAGGCCCCAGGGCGGGGTGTGAAGGTGCGTCGCGGGCATCAGATACGCTCCGCCAGAAGGGTGTAGTGCAGCTTGCGCCCGGCCGCCATGCTGCCGATCTGCGCGATCTCGACGCTCATGATGTCCGTGGTGCCGTTGAAGGTGATGGTGCCGGTCAGCGCCCCGGCCGTGAGAGCGCCCGTGGTGGCGGCCCAGCTCGGCCGCGTGGCGAACACGCTGACGCCGTTCTTCAGCACGTCGACCTCGACGGCGGCGCCCTCGGGAGCTTCGCCGATCACCCCGGCGCCGGCGCCCAGGGCCGCCGTCAGCCGGCAGGCCGCCGGGATGAAGCTGAAATACTCGGCGACTTCCAGGTCCAGGTTCCCGACGCCCTGTTCCCAGCCCATGATGAAGGGCATGTCGGCCACGACGGCGACCGCCTGACCCGTGTCCACGTCCACGTCCATCTGGGTCGCCGAAACGGCGATGCCCAGCTTCACCGCGTCATCGGGCGGCGTATCGGTGATCGCACCTGGCGTGGCTTCGTCCAGGTAGTACATGGTCCCGGGCGTCAGGCCGCTGAACAGGTCGGGGCGCGTCAGGCCGAAAGCGTAGACCCGCGAGTTGGTCACGTCGGCGAAGCCCACGGCCTGGTTGTTGGCCGTGCCGTCGGCGACCGCCTTCACGTATTCGCCGGCGCCGGTATCGAGGCGCACCGGTTCGCCATCAGCCACGCCCGCGCCGAAGGTGACGTCCTCATAGACGATCCCGTCCTTGGACGCCTTGATCATCTGCTGGATCGCCTGGGCAACCTGGGTGTTATCCTCTTCGTCGGGCGTCAGGCCAGCGGACGTGATCAGGTGATCCAGTTCCCGCTGGGGCGCCTCGATGGCGACGGCCGGCGGGATGCTGCCGGACTCGCCCGTCACCGCGTTGAAATCGACGTATGGATCGCCGGCGTCACCGCCGACGGGAGGCTGGTATTTCATGTCAGATTCCCTCGTAAACGAAGTGCAGGGCCATATGGCCGGGCTTCACCCGCGACAGCAGGCATTCCAGGTCTTCCGCGCGGCGCACGAAGCCCAGCGGATCGCGCCCGCATCGACCCTGCCCGCAACGGAAGTAATTGATGCGCGGTTCATGCACGGCGACGTACCAGTGGTGCCGCATGACCGGGTCCCCCAATTGCTGGGCTCCGCCGCATTGGGAGTATCCGCACCGGAACGGCCGCCGCTCCTCGATGGCCACGTCGTACCCCAGGCCCTCGGCCTGGCCCTGGAAATAGGCCACCGTCTGCCCGCCCCGGCCGCGCCATCGCGCGACCAGATGCAGGCGCCGTTCCTCGATCGTCAGATCGCCCGGCAGGCAGGGGTCCGGCAGGCCCGCCTCGCGCTCGCGAGACGGCAGCATTTCCTGCACGTAGAGAGGATTCGCTTCCCGCGCCAGATCGTCGCCCCGGGCATGCACAGCGGCCAGGCTTTCCGCCTTGGCCTCGATCATCGCGCGGCCTCGGCCGCCTGTCTGGCGGAAGCCGCTCCAGGCCGGACCTTCGGGCAGCAGCGCCGTCAGGCCGGCCGCGTACCGCGCCGTGATGTCGCTACTCGGTGACGACATAGGAGATAACCCCCAGCGTCGCGATGTGCCCGGCGGCGACGGCGACCGTCGCGGCGGGCGCGTCCAGTTCGTGGGAATCCTCGCCGGCGGCGATGGAAATCGCCTCGGCGATCCACTCGCGCTTGATGGCCTTGCCCGGCTCCGCCCGGCGGCGCAGCATGTCCCGAAGCTCGGCGGCGATAGCCGCGCGGACATCCGCCGTATCCGGCGTCAGGTCGCGGATCGTCACGGCCAGGGGGTCGGCCACCGGCGCCGCCACGAACACCTCGGCGCCCACGGGCCGGCCTTCCTGGTCGCCGGTTTCCGGATCGACATGACCTTCGATATGGTCATAAACGGCGGCCAGATCGCCCGTGTAATCCGGCGCGCCGGCCCCCTGCGGGATGCCGTCGACGTAGGTGTCGTCCATCATGAAACGGACCACCACCGTCCCCGCACCCTGTTCCAGGGGATACACCCAGGCCCGCGTCACGCCGGCGACCGCCAGGGCCCAGCGTTCATAATCGAACGCGGCGCCGCCGTGCGGCGGGCGGCGGATGCGGGCCAGGATGCGCGCCCGGTAATCCTCGGCCACGCCGCCCCGGCCATCGGCCTCGACCGCCGCCCCGCCGATCAGCCCGCCGGCGCCGACGGTTGCGGCGCCATCCAACCCGGCGATGGGCGTGACGACATCCAGGGTCACGCCTTCGGCGGCGTTGCCCGCCACGCCCGTGTCCAGGGCCGTGACCGCGACGGTGACCGTGCCGGCGGCGATGGCGCCTTCCGCATCGACAGCGTAAAGAACCCCGTCGGCGCGGCGGAATTCCGTCGCCGCGGGAATCACCGTGTCGTTGACGCCGGTCAGCACCAGAGGCCCCGCCGCCGCCGTCGGCGGCTTGCGCGCCACGCCGAACAGGCGCCCCCAATCATCCAGCCATCCCCCGCTGGCGGCCGAGGCCGCGAACAACGGATGGGATTGATTGGCGATCCAGTCCAGATGGGCATGCAGGGCGTTGCGTCCGGCGGCGTCCATTTCCGGCAGGCGCGGCACGATGCCCTGGGCCAGGGCCAGATCGCCGTCCGGCAGGCGGGCGGCATAGCTGGCCCGCGCCTCGGTGATCAGCTGCGTCAGGCTCGGCCGCGCGAACCCGGTTTGTGTCGTCATGCCGCCGTCTCCATGATGCCCTGCCAAACGTCGCCGAAATCCAGATCCACGACCGTGCCGTCATGGCGGCGAATGCGAACCCCCAGGTTCAACCGCCGCGGCGGAACCACCGTGACGATCACCTCGACCGCCGCCGCGACCTCGTCTTCGATCAGCCAATCCAGGGCCTCGACGCACATCTGCCGGGCTTCCTCGGCGGTCGCCGCGTTCAGAATTCGCCGCGACAAAAGCCACAGGCGCGACCCGACCTGCCGGCCGCCCACCAGCGCGAAGCTGTCGCCCCAGTATCCCTTGCGGTCGGACCCCGCAGGGTCGGGCAAGACGTCATCGGCGTTGGCGCGGCGCCAGGTGAACAGGCTGGCGATCACCGCCGTGCGCAGGCCCGCGTCCTCCGCCAGGACCGCGCCGGACACCCCCGCCGCCAGGTCGAAGACCAGGGCGTCCTGGTCAGGGATCAAGGTGAAATCGGCCATCACGTATCCTAGGATTCGTCCGGGTGATTCGACGGAACGTCGGGCTGGTCGAGGCCGTGCTCGGTCGAGGTCGTCAGCCCCACGCCGTCGACGTAGCTGTCGGTGTGGTAGTCGGTGCCGCCGATCCAGGTTTCCCGCTGGCCCTTGCCGTGAACATCCGTCTGCACATAAGTGCGGCCGTGTATCTCGACGCCGTCGCCCTCCAACCGCAGGACACCATCCGTCTTAACGATGATGTTATGCGGACTGCTGATCACGATTCCGGTGCGCGTCAGGTGAATCACCTGACCCTGATCGTCGTAAACCGCCGCCTCGCCCGGCGCCAGATCCGGCGGCGCGAACCGCCGGTCCGCCGGCGGCAACGCCATGTAATGATTGGGCGCGACGGCCAGGGCCAGGGTCTCCGCCTGGCCCAAGGCCGATTCCGGCAGGGGCCGCGCGGCGAACCCATAGGGCATCAACGTGGGCACGCCGTCCTTGACCTCGCCGGCCATGACCACCACCTGAACCCGCGGCAGATCCCCCGCCACCCGAGGCGCCATGGACACGACCCCCGCCCGCCGCATCAATCCGGCGATGCGGTGGCGCAGGGACGCCAGCAGATCGTTCATGTTTCAGGATCTCCGTTATCGGCGAACTGCCGGCGCAGGCGGTCATAGGCCAGATCCGACGCCACGTCGCGCAGGGCGTCCGGGTTGGCGGCGAAGGCCTCGGGCGGCTGCAATTTCAATTGGGTCTGATGCCCGCCGTCGCCGTCCAGGGTGAAGGTCACCGCCGTCACCAGCATGTTCCGGTCCAGGCCCTGCACCACGTCGCGGACCGCATGCAGAACATTGATTTCCCACAACGCCCCCCCGGGCTGGCGCCGCCACCCGGCCAGGGTCGGGGTGTAGATCACGCCCATGCCGGCACGGCGGGTGACTTCGTATTCCGCCCGGGCGCGCGCGTCGGCCGCCGTCATCTGCTGGTCCGGCACCAGCACCAGCTTGCGCGGCCAGGTAATGGCCGGATCGCGGGCCGTGGCCGACACCCCCGCCGCCTTCTTGATTTGCTCCCACGGCAGGGGGTCGCTTTGCGACCGGACCTCGATTTCCTGAAACCGGTCCGCCGTCGAAAAACTGCCCTTCGACTCGATCACGTTGTTGCGCGCGTCGGGCGCGCCGTCGGGGCCGTCCAGGTGGCGCAATTCCGGCGCCGCCGCCCGCCCGCCGATGCCGGGCCGCAGCAACACCAGCCGCCCGTGCGCATCGTCGGTCAACTCCATTCCCCGGTTGCGCGCCGCGCGCTCCACCGCCGCCTGAACCGATTCCCCCTGATTGACGTCGAAGCTGGGGATCGCCCGGCCTTCGTCCGCCGGCGCCACCACCTTGATGCCATAGGGCTGGGCCAGACGCCGCGCCAGGCCGGGCGCCGTCAGGCCCTTGTATTGCAGCGGCGACGTGGTGACCGACGAATCGACCAGCGCCGCCGTATGCGACCGGCCCTGAATGGTCCGGGAATGGTCGTCCGGGCCGCGCTTGGGATCGACCCGTTCGGCGCGGCCGGACAGGATCAGCGCGCCGCCGACATGGATATCGACCGCGGCGCCCGCGGTCAGCGGTTTATGCACCACCGACCGGCGCCCCAACACCGGCTCGCGCCCCATGTCCAGGCCGAACACGCTGGCCGCGGCGCCGATCTCGCGGGTCAGGGTCAGGCGCTGCCAACCGACATATTCGCGCCCGCCGGACACCACGACGACCTGGTCTTCGTCACCGCCGCGTGCGAACGGCGTTCGCAGGTTAATGTCCACGCGGCTACTCCAGATAGGTAATCGACGGCGGCGAAAACAGCGGATGCCGGAAATCCGGGTTCCGTCCCTTCAGATCGTCCGCCGCCGCCGCGTCGCCGTACAGGCGGTACGCCATGACCACCGACGGCATGGCGTCGTTGACCGTCGCCGTGCGCCGGCGCGGCAAGCCGCCGGACCGCACGCGCACGTCCTCGACCACCGCCGCCCGCAGCGCCTCCGCCGCGGCGACGGACCGGTCCTCCAGCGCCAGCGCCGCCACATCGGCGACCGCCGACAACCGCCCCAGCACACCGTCGCGCAACTCCAGCGCCTGATCGACGCTGTCGAAGGCCACCCGCGCCAAGGCGCGCGCCTCGGTCGCGACGGCAACGGTCCGAACCAATGAACTGAAGGCTCCGGCGTTCGCCGCCTGCACCTGCCGCGTCGCCGTGACGGGCGGCACGGCCGGCCAGCCGGCGCCGAAAGACGCCATGTTGGCGAATGTCCCCTGCACCAGAACCGGGTCGCCCGGGATGCCAAGGCCGCCGAAACCTTCGCCGGCCACCGCCGACATGGTGTCACGCACCGCCGATCCCAGATCGCCGCGCAACGCCGCGGTCATATTCACGGACCCCGCCGCGACGGCATCGCGCACCAGTGACGCCCGGTCGATGGACAGACCCTGGGCCAGGCGTCCCAACGACCGCGTCAGATCGTCGACATGGCCTTGGGCGGCGTCGGCGACGAATTGCGGGCGGCCGGCAAGATCGAACCGCGCCGCGAAATCCGCGACCGCCGCATCGGAAAACCCGGCCGCCGATGTCTCGACCGCCTGGGGCGTCAGGGTCGCGGCGCGGGGAAAGGTCGGATCGCCGGCGTTTTCGAACTGGATCTCGAACCGGGCCAGGCCGCCCGTCTTGTCGTCCTCGGTCAGGCGGTATTGACGCACCAGGACACGCTGTTCGCCAAGTCCCCAGGGATCGATGTAGATCCCCGGGCCGGGCTTGTCCAGGGCCGCCAGAAGCTTGTCGCGGGCGACGTCGTAATCCTCGCCGATCAGCAGGGCGCTGACGGCGAAACCGGGTGCCCGGGCCCCCGTATCCTCGGCATCGGGATGGTCGCGTTGCGGGGTCTCGTGCGTCGGGCCCCGCCGCCCGCCGGTCTTGTCGCGCTTGACCGTGGTGAATGGAACCCCGCGAAAGGACGCCGCGCGCCGGCGTTCCCGCCAGCTCATGCGACGGCCCCAAGGTGGGGCGTCAGCCCCAGATCTTGGCGCAGATCACGATCACGACGACCATGTAAAAGACCCAGGATGCAAGCGCGTTCAACATGTCCCATGATACCACCTTTCCGGCGTGAATGGCATTCCCCTAACCGGGCGCCCCGAAGTGGCGCACCGGGTCTTCGGCGGCGGCGGGAAACTCCGCCAGGTAATCCAGGAACGGCGAGCGGATCGGCATCGCCTTGCCGTTGGACCGGTTGCCCGCCAGGGCGTCCCGCATTTCCTTGATGAACGCGCGGCGCAGCTGCTTATCCGACACCCGCGTCGCCGTTTCGTTGAACCGCCAGATCGGCGGGATGACCTGTTCCTGTTCCATGGCGTAAAGCAACACCAGGGGATGACGGCCGGACCCCCGCCGCATAAACAACCCCTGTTTGCCCGTCTTCATGGTCGCCATGAACGGCGTCGGCTTCCGCCGCCCCTTGCCGCGGCGGCCAGGCCGCTTGGCCGCCGCGCGGGCCTGGCGCAGCAGGGTCTTGGGCCTCTTGGCCGGCAGACCCTCGATCACGCCGCCGCGCCGGACATCCAGGGTCGGCCGCCACAGAAACCGGGCGTTGCGCGGCTTGCGCGTTCCGCCGGCTTCCTGATCGGCCATGAACCAGTCCAGGGTATAGACCGCGCCGGCACCACCGCGCGGCGCCTTGGCCACGCGCACGCCGCGCTTGGCCCAGGGCCGGCGCAGCACGAACGTCTTGTCCATGCCGTCCTGCACCGCCGCGCGGATGGCGAACAGGGTGCCGTTCACCGCGCGCTGCTGGGCATAAGGAACGTGACGGCGTTCGATGTCCGTCAACAGCCGGTCGATATCGTCCAGGGTGATCGCCTGCGCCGCGCGGCCGATGTTGAAAAAATCCGCCATCAGGACGCCCCGGCCAGGGACCGCCCCCGGTTCAACTCGACCGCCAGCGCCAAGCCGGGCGCCGGGGTGCGTTGGGTGACCCGCATGCCTTCGGGCGCGTTCTCGAACCGCACCACGACCATGGCCTGACCGCCCAGACCGGGCGCGGACGCCGCCGCCCGCGCCGCCGCCGGCGCCGTGAAATCATTGGCCGGCGGCACCGCCGCGCCGACGGTGAACGCATCCTGAACCTGGCCGGACACGTCCCCGAGGCCGCGACCGGCCGTCCCGGCGGCACGCGCCGCCGGCGAGGCCCCGGCCCCATCCGGATCACGCCCCGCCACCGTGGCGATGTCCTGATCCGTGATGTTGAAGGCTTCGCGCACGAACGACGGCAAGGACCCCAGGAACGCCGCGATCCGCCGGCGAAGCGGGCGGAACAGGTCAAGGTCCGCGAACCAGGCCTTGATCGGCTCCCAATACGCGATGATCAAGCCGGCTGCCGCCGCCATCGCCGTCACCAGAAACCCGATGGGATTGGCCATGATCGCGATCTTCAACGCGGTCATGACCCCGACGCCGAACTGCATGGCGACGAAAAAGCTTTTGATCATGCCCAGCATCGACGCACCGACCAGGAATGCCATTTTCGCCGCCGCGACCGAGGCCGAGACACCCAGCACGCCCAGCGCCCAGGTGGCCCGAACCAGGGCCACGATCAGGTCCGCATGCATGATCCCGGCGACGATCAGGATGGCGTTGCCCCATCCGCCGACCCATTGCACGGTTTCCCGGACCCCCTGGACGAAGCCGCGAATGCCGGACACGATGGCCGCGAAATCCAGGCCGCGCAGACCATCGGACAACCCCCGCACCATGCCGGTGATTTCCGTCGCGATGACCTCGCGTTGCGACAGGGCCAGATCCTTCATGAATTCCAGCAACGGCCCGAGGGTGGGCGCCAGGGAGTTCATGATCGAATTCCCCACCGCGTCGAAGGCCTTGCCCAGGTCCGTCTGCCGGTCCTTCAGCATGCGCGCGGCGGCGGCCTGTTCCTCGGTCACCAGGCCCAGCTTGCGCGCGTCCTCGGCATAGGACCGCAGGCCGTCGCTGCCCTTGGCCAGCATGCTGACCAGCAGCGCCCCGTTGTCGCCCATCACCGCCTGGGCGACGGCAAGGCGAACCGACTGATCCTCGATCTCGGCCATGCGGTCGGCGAAATCGTGCATCACGGCATTGGTGCCGCGCACCCGGCCCTGCTGGTCGGTCAGGCTGATGTTCAGGGCGTCGAAGATTTCCTTGGCCGCCCCCGTGCCGTTGACCGCCTCGCCGATGGACTTGTTGAAGTCCTTCAGGGAGTCATCCATGTTCTGGCCGGCGGCGCCGTTGCGTTCGGCGGCGAAGCGCAGTTCCTGCAGCTCGCCGACCAGCAGGCCGTAGCGTTCCGCAACCTGGGACACTTCGTTGGCGCGGTCGACCGCGCCCGATACCAGGGATCCCACGCCGAACGCCGCCAGGCCGCCGCCCAGCACGCCGACGTTAGCCGCCAACCCCCGCACCGTGCCGCCCAGACGGCCCAGCGGCGCGCCCAGGCCGCGCACCTCGTCCCCGAACCGCCGGGCGTCCGCCGCGACGCGGGGAAAGCCCAGGGCGCGGGACGTCAGGTCCGCCTGCGCGCGCAGGGCGCGGAAGCCCGCCCGCGCGGAATTGACCGCGCCGGACACCCGCGCCTTGGCGTCGATCACGAAGGCGACCGCGTATTGCGTGCTGTTAGTTGCCATTACCCGTTGCGTCCTTGATCGCCTTCGCCTCGCGGGCCGTGTACCGCGCGGTGGCGGCGTGGGCGAACACGATGTCCGCCCAGGCCATGTCGAGGATCTGCGCCGGCGGCCAGTGGTGGTAGCCCATCAGGTCCTCGACCATGCGGTCTAGTTTGGCGGCATCGCCGGGGGCGGCGGCTTCGGAAAAAAACGCCCGAAGGCCGCCAACGCCCGCATGTAGTCGTTGGAATCGAACTTGTTCGCCAGAACCTCCGGGCGGATGCCGGCCAGGTCGACCAGGATGCCCTCGATGACCTCGACCTCGCCGTCCTTCGGCGCCCGGGTCATGGCGCTCATGTGCCGGCCCTTGGGCCGGGCGTAGGTCACGGACGTGACCTTTTCCTCGCGGGCGCCCTGACCTTTGTCGACGGTCTGGGTGAAGGGATATTCCAGGGTCTGGGTGATCGTGCCGTCGGGGTGGACGGTGACGTATTTATCCACGTCAAGGGCCGCTTCCTGTTCCGCCTGGCCGGCGGCCACGGCGGACAGGGCCTTGGCCAGGGCGGCGCTGTCGACGCCGCTCATGCCTTCACCTGTTTGCCGCGGGGCGCTTCGAAGCGCACGGTGGCCGACACATCGGACGATGCTTCCTCGTGATCGCCGACCCACTTGGCGTTGGGCCCGATAGTCGTATCCGCCGAAGGTGTGCGCAAGATCACCGAATCCTTGTCCCCCTTCAGGCTGTCCCAGCTTTGGCTTTCATCGCGGAACACCTTGACCTCGATGAATGCCGCCTTGCCCTTTTCCGTCGTGCCGACCATGCCGGCGCCGCCGATAATGGATTCATGGGTCGTTGTGATATGCGAAGCCTTCGCCGCTTCGGCGTCGATCTGCCACACCTCGCCATCGACGATCAGCGCCGAAGCGCCACCCTTGACTGCCATTTCCGTGTCCTTTCCTTAAACCTACGCGGCCACAAGATCGTCGGGCCACTGGATCGAGAATTCGATCTTGATGGCGACGATATCCAGCGGGTTCGCCAGATCCGGGGCGTACTTGACGTTCAGCCGCTTGGCCTCGCGCGAGACGATCAGGAACTGCTCGAACAGGTCCGCGCGCTCGACGATGCCCAGCGTTTCCAGATAGGCGTAGTGCGAGATCAGCCGCGTGCGCGCCTGGCGCGGGGTAACATGCGGGATGCCGGCGGCGATGGCCGTGCCGTCGTCGACCAGGATCGCCCGCTTGGTCAGGTAGTCGCGGTTGATGACGAACTGCAGTTCCCGCGCGATATACGCCGCCGTGTAGGCCGACTGGATATCCCGCCAGGAATCGTCGGGATCGCCGGCGCTGTTGGTCTTGTAGGTGGTGACGATCTTGTCGATCATCACCGTGCCGTCGGTGCCGACCTTCAGGGTCGATCCGCCATAGGTCAACAGCGACTGCCGGTCCTGCCAGGTCAGGCGGCTGGTGCGCGGGGCCGGCAATTCGCCGATCAGGGCCAGGTCGTTCAGCCCGCGCACCGGATGATTGGCGAGCGACCGCGCGGCGCGGGCCAGCATGCGGGCCGCCGTCTTCCACACCGGGCCCGGCGTGTCGTAGACCGTGGTGACGGAAATGTGCTTGTCGTTGCGGCCCTGCAGCCAGGTGACCTGATTGCTGACCGTGGCGCGCCGCGCCGTGAACACGCCGCCGTATTCCATCTGCAGCGGCCCGAACCGGGATTCCATTTCGTCGGCCCAGGCGTCCAGTTCATCCGATCCGGTATAGGGGATCAGGATGAAGTCGAACGTCTCGCCCGCGATGGCGGCCAGCGCCGCCGTCTGGGCCGGGTCCGTGGCGCCGGCGGCCAGGAAACCGTCGTCCGGGATGGACACCGCGATCCCGGCGGGCGTGGCCTCGCCCGCGTCGAGGCCGCCGACGTTGACCTGCAGGCGCAGGTCGTTGCCCACGGCGCCCTTGTGCCGGAAGGTAACGGTAACGACCGCAAGTGCGACGGACGCGGTCACCGGCAGGTCCGTAGCCGCGTTGATCGCCGCCGACAGCGCCGCCGCCACGTCGGCCGCCGCGTCGCCCACGGCGACGCCGACATTGACCTTCACGTCGCCGGCGTAGAACGACAGGGTGCCCGCCGCCGTGGCCGTGCCGGTGATGGTCACGTCCAGGGTCGCCGCGACGCCCGCGACGTCGTCGTCGAGGGCGACGCCCCACAATTCCATGGTCGGGTCGCCCGCGCGGTAGGCCATGACCATATCGGCCAGCAGCGACCCCCGGCCCCAGAACGTCTTGGCGATGGACCCGTCGCCGGAAACGAACTGCGGCACCGCCGCGGCGATGGTGCCGCCCGTCAGGCGCTGGCCCACGATCAGGACGCGCTTGACCGACTTGCGCGAGGCGGCGGCGCTGATTTCACCGTAGAACCCGGGAACGACCGCTTCCACGGGAACCTGGTCGAATGCGTTGCTCGGGATGATGTCGTCGGCCATGTCACGTCTCCTGGCTTGCGGATTTATCGATGGACTTGCCGCCGCCGGACGGGGCCGCGGTGGCCGCCGCCGGGGTCAGCAGATCGGCGATGTCCTTGAGGGCGTCGCGCTCCGCCTTGGTCAGGGCCTCGGCCGGCAACAGATCGCCGTCGCGCCCGCCGGCGACGCTGCGCGGAAACAGTTGGCGGACGCGGGGGTGCTTCGCATCCAGGTCCTGCAGGGTGAAGATCACGCCCTGCGGGAACGGACGGCCGGTGCGCGGGTTGACGACGGCCAGCGGCCGGTCGCCGACCATCACGGGTCGAACGCAGACTTTCATGTTCCTGTCCTTTCGGGGTTAGGTCTCGGGAGTATCCTGAACCAGGATCAGGTCGTCGGACCCGTCCGGTTCCGGCGGATCGCCGGTGACGATGTCGATGTCCGTATCGACGCCTTCGATCACCGGCGCCAGGGACGGCGGCGGCGTGTAGTTGGTGATGGCCGTGTCGGTGCAGCGCATGACCAGGGTTTCATAGGCGATCACCTGTTCGGCTTCCTTTTCGCCCAGCTGCTGGACCGTGAACGACGGCAGCGTGCGCCACCGGCCAAGCCAGACGGGATCGCTGAACAGGATGGCCTTGACCCGTTCGATCAAAGGCCCGCTGACGGCGTCGAACCCGTCGGCGGCCTTGACCACCAGATCGATCTTGATGGTATGGGTCAGCAGCCAGCCGTTGCCCATGGGCTGGGCATCCTCGCCCGTGCCGTAAACGCAACAGACCGGCAGCACCTTGTCGCTGAACCGCACCACCCGCGTCTTGTGCACGGATGCCGTGACGTCGCCGCCCGGCAGACCGGTCACCGTCAGCCCGCCGGCGGTCAGCCGGTCGGCCACGTCGGCGGCGTGTTCGAAGCGGTTGGGCATGGACGGAAATCCTTGCTGCGAACGGCGTTCGCATTACGCGCGGTGCAGATAAACCCAGGCATGACCGGCGGTGGGCAGGACATCGATCACGCGGAACGACGCCCCGCCCGGAAAGGCCGGGCCGTCGGGAAACGTCACCGCGCCGTCGATCTCGAATTCGACACCGGCGGGCAGCTGCGCCGTGCGGGCGCCGATGCGCAGGCCGCCGCTGCGGACCTCCGCCTGGGCGTCGCCGCCGGCTTCCACCGCTTCCGGCTCGTCCCGGTAATCGCCGATCAGACCGGCAACCGGATCGCCGGCGGGCGGCGTATAGGTGAACGCCTGGGAACCGTAGGCGCGCTCGTTGGCGCGGTGCATGGCGTCCAGGTCGTTGGCCGCGGGGCTCATTCCCCGCCGTTTTCCTTGCCTGCCTGGATCTCGGCCCAGATTTCGTCACGCTGCGCCGCCGTGATGACCAGGCCCGGCAGGGTGTCGGACACGGCGGCGGTCACCGCCTTGATTTCCGGCAGGCCGGCGTTGGTGAAATGCTCCGGATCGACCGGCAGGTTCACCATCGCGGCCGCCACGGCGGTGCGCACGTCCGGGTGCGTCAGATCGGGCGGATCGGTTTTATCGCCAGCCGGGTCCTTGGCCCGCTTCCGGGGCTTGTATGCCTCGGCCTTGCCGGCGGCGATCCAGGCATCGGTCTGGGCCCGCGGGGCGGCCACAACGTAACCGGGGCCATGAAACTGGCCGTCGTGTTTGACCGTCGCCGTCAGGCGCACGGTTTCCAGGTTCTTGGACAACAGATCGTTCATCGTATCCTCCATCGGGATTGGGGCGGGTTTCTACATCGGCGTCAGCGGGGCAAGCCGCCGCGCCGCCGATGT